CAGGTATAAACCTGGAAAAGGACCCGTACAATCCGGTGCAGTTCGCTACAGAACGGGGCAACCTATGGGTGCTCTTAGTTCATGGGCGATGTTGGCCCTGACGCACCACGCGATCGTACAAATGGCAGCCCTTAATGCGGGTGTAATTCGACCCGGAGAATGGTTCACCGGCTATGCAGTTCTTGGTGATGACATTGTTATCGCCAATGCTGCTGTCGCGGACGAGTACCAACGCTTAATGCAAGCGTTAGGGGTAGAGATTGGGCTTGCCAAATCTCTAATCTCCATTAGCGGGCAAACTCTTGAGTTTGCGAAACGAACAATCCATAGAGGAGTAGATGTTAGTCCTGTACCATTCAGTGAATACTGGGTGGGAAGACAAGCACTATCTGCCTCTCTGGAACTCGTGGCTAAGTACCGTCTAACCCTAGCTCAATACCTATCCTTTATGGGATTTGGTTATAAGGCTAAGGGATCCGTTACTGGGAACCTAGTAGGTCTCGGTAATCGGTTGCGACATCGAATACTTGCATATTACTCTCCCTTTGCATCTAATCCCCTAACAATGGCAAATTGGTTCGCCATGAAAGGTTTGAATAGATACTACAGTTGGACCGAGCGGAAGTTCTCTGACTTTACTTCAATATTCGTTAAAACAGAGTGTCAACGAATACTTGACCGATTAGATTCGGAAAGCATGAAGAAAATGTGGGACTTTGTCTACACACTCTCCACGTTGAATAAAGATAGGGAATATTATGGGACTTTGTCCCGAAATAAACCCGGTGCCAGAAAGATCGACCTCGAGGGTCTAAACCCGTTCGCATCGACGCGACCGTGGTCAATTGACTCTCCTGCGGTAAGATATGTGGATATAAATCTCTTCTACTTCGTAGTTGATGATATAGTCCAAACAGTCTACCGGGAAGTATTCCTCGATGTACGGACTGAAGTGAGAGAATTGCGGTATGCAATTGAGGATGCCATGAAAGCAAAAGAAGGTCCTACTCTTAACGACTTGGATAAAATAGTGTCGATGTACTATCTATTCCAAGAGACCCTGTCTAATATCCCTTTACCAAAAGAGATATTCTACAGAGTGGAGGTGGAGGCTCGAATTTCGAACCTTGAGCTAATCAAACAATGGGAAGTCTATTCCCGATTCCTTCGAAGTACCATTAGTACTTAGTATGTAAATTACTAAGGAACATTCAGAAACATTAGTTTCTTCATGCAAACTTAGCATGAACTAGTCCCTTGGGGATTGATACCCCCTTGGTTTTGTCCTTCACAAAATAAGCACTGAACTTCTCAGGCCGGATACCCACAGGGTCCGGACCCTGGCTAGATAAGTGACGAAAATTTTCGAAACCGCATCTGAGC